GCCTTCCGGCTGGGGAGGTTTCAAGTTCATACCTTGCGCTTTGGCAGAGGCTCGCCCTTTGGCGTTCAAGCCGCCCTTCTCGGATTTGCCCTCTTTCCTCTGCCATGCTGGACTCTTAGCCATAGAACACCGTAATATGCGTATTGGCTCCCAAGAAAAGTCGTATGCCGTAATGGGCAAGAATACCTTCTCCGGGAATATTTACGTTGTATGCAGTTTGATTTGACGAATCTATTTGCAGTAGTACGTCATTGTATACAGTGACATTTCCGCTGGCTGCACCAGAATTGGCAACAGTAACAGTAAACGTATTTGCAGTAGCCGCTGTTTGAACTTGATATGGGTTGTCTGTTAAATCCCAATCCAAATAAACCCAATCACCCGCTTTTAGACCGTGATTGATGGCAGTAATTGTTGCTGTTGTAGTGGCTCTTGCGTAAGTCCCGCTAATACTAATGTTGTCAACCAAAACAGTGTACTCAGTAGCACCGGTAAAAGGAAAAACAACCGCTCCCTTTAAACGAGTTCGGTAAGGAACCATCAAGCCGGAAGCCCCGCCATGTTGTGATTTAACGTCATATTGCATTGCCATTTTCTTGCTCCGGTTCTGGTGCGTCTAGCCTGTTTATGAGCATCTTGTACGCTTGGATCGTGGCTTGAGCCTGAGTCAAAAAGGTTTGCGCTTTCTGTGCTTCAGTCTCAAGTTCATAAATCTCAGTTTCCAAGAATTCCTTGGTGATCTGCATTAGGCTACTGCGCTAGCAACAACCAAAAAGTAATCAGCACCGGCAATACGAACTCTAAGACCGCCAGCCAAAGTGCTTGAGCTAGTAGCCGCAGTGAACAAGCCTGTACCTGTACTAACGTTCATCAAGCGAGTCATCTTGCCTGTGCCAGCACCCGAGTCAGTTACGCGGATAAAAGCACTTTCAGCACCAAGAGTTGTGCCAGAAGCAAAGTCAGTATCCAACTGCAAAGCAGCCAATGTACCGCCGGGGGCGGCAACAGCAGCACCAATGGTTGCACGGATTGCGTTAGCCGCACCAGAAATTGTGCCGCCCGTGTTAATTGAAGTAGAGATATGAGCACCGTTGATTGTGCCGCCTGTAGCGCCGTTAGCACCCGTTACTCGGGTCAAAGCACGAAATGTTTCGCCTGAACCTGTAGAGGTAAAAGTCAACCGGTTATACGACAAACGTGTATCGCCAGTGGTGGCAGATGTCGTAGCGTAAGATTCAGAAATATTGCCAGCAGTTGTTACTGCAATGGGGGAGGTTGCTGTGCCGCCGATAAAACCGTTTAACGATTTGACTGGGCCGGAGAATGTGGTCAATGCCATGATTTTTCCTTACATACAAGTTAAGTGCATTAGTCTGTATGTCGTCAGCCGGGACTGTCTAATGCACCGGAAAACCCCGGAATGAAGCCAATATACACCAAAAGAAAAGGGGGCACAAGGCCCCCTCTTCACTTTTTATCAGGTCGAACCTGAAGATCCAAACATACCGAGAGGATCAGACCAGCCGAAGCTATAACGCTCACGAGCCTTATAGCGAACGTTACCTGTGTCGAAGTCGCCGTCCATGCTGTTTTGCAGCGGTGTACGAACGAAGTGCTTCAGACCGTTAGGCACGTCAGTGGTCAAGAACCAACCGTTTGTGTCTGTCAAGAAGTGGTTGACAGTGTAACCTTCAGGGATTGCGCCCATTTGCTTCAACGCGTTGATATCGTTATCAGCAGTAGCTACACGCAACTCAGTGTCCAACAGGCGTTTAGCCGTGAACATCAAAGCTGGAGGAACAATCAACTTCTTAGGCTTAGCAGCGATCAGCAAACCACGCTCATCCGTCCAAGCGGCGATTTGAATAACGGCGGCTTCCAAGGAAGTCTCGTTCAAGTCAGCTTGTGTAGAAGGAGTGTTGCTGTTGACGCCACCAGAGATCAAGGGGTGAGCTGTGTTAAACAAAGACACGCCATCGCCACCGGGGTAGCTAGATGAGAAGCCGTTGTTCAAGACTGCAGCAGCCTTAACTTGCTTGGTGTAAGCCATAGCACGAGCCAATGACTTGGTGTAACGAGCAGACAAGCTGTCGTATAAGTTATCTTCAATCGCTTCTTCAGTGATTGAGAAACCCAAGGCGATGGTTTCGTGTGTGTATCGAGTTGACCATGCTTCTTGTGCATTGTCGTAAGCGATGGCTGAGCCCTCGTTCTTGACAGGTGCGGCTGAGAAGCCAGAAAGCTTGGTCTCTTCTTCGAATGAACGCTCAGAGGTCTCTGTTTCGTAGATCTCTTTGTGCTCTTCGCCGTAGCGAGCATACTCCATACCGAACAAAGCGTTCAGACCGGGGAGCAACTCTTTCAGCAGTTGTGCGCGTGAAATAGCCATGATTTAGCTCCTTGATTAAACGCCAGAAGCGATAGTGGTTGTGTGAATCTCAAAGTTCCAACGAACAATGATCTCGGGGTACACGACGTTACCAGAACCGTTAACGTATGAAGTCTCTTCGACAACATCGACAACGTTCATAGGCAATGTACCTGTAGTCGCAGAAGAAGCAACCGCAACGCGGCTATTGCCAGTTGAAGTCAAACCTGCATTCTGCACCAATGCTACGTTAGTACCAATAACGGTATATTGCGTAGTAGAGGAAGGCAACAAGCCAGAGGTAGTATTGTCAGGTGTAGCACCAGTAGCGATCACAGCTTTAAACAGCGTGTCGGGGTCATTACTTACATAAGCAGTAATATACGTACCGGTAGGCGCTGCTGTATTTGCTGGGAAATACTGAGCAAAAATGGTCTGACCTTGCGAGTTAACGTAAGAGCAGCCCAAGAAAACACCAATGATCTGCGACGTAGTCACAGTTGCACGGGCGGTTGTAATGGCGGATTTGATAATCGTGCCACTGTCAATAATCTCTACGGGATCACCATAGAAGATGCTAGTGTTGTAAGCAGAAGCAATCCGGTACTGACGAGTAGCGCCCGCGAAGGGTGTACCGCCGTACAGATTGATCGGCTTTAGCCCGTAAGGGGCGTTTACCGTTGGAAAAGCCATAAAAGACTCCTAAAAATTTAAGAACCAGAACCGAAAGTGACCTTGGTTTTCTTTTCTGAGAAAAGGGGCATCCGAGGATCGCTTTCACGAAGGAAATTGTTGTCCACTGAGTCCATCTGAGCCTTGTTCTGGTTGGAGTAATACTCCATCCGTTGTTTCAAGAACTCTTCCGGAATACGGCAGAGCAACAGACCGCCCACTTCAACGTTGCCTTTAAAGCGACCTTCCGTGGTAGCGTGCATCATGAGCTCGGGATAATCTTCTGCTTTGCAGGGTTCGTATCCTTCGCGTAACTTTGAAGAAATGTTACTTGGATCCGCATTACCTAACGTGCTTATACGCACCCAACGGTGCGACCAGCCCGGACGGTTGTCAGGACTAGGAAGGGCCTCGGGAGGACGCCACGCTTCGGGGCGTTGCATCACTTGACGAGAATCCGCTTCACGAGCAGTACGGTTTTGTGTCTTTCCAGACGTTAATACTTGATCCATTATTCACCTCTTTTCAGTTGAGCAACCTGTTTAGCGTATTCTTCCAAAGGAACCCCAAGACGGCGAGCGATCGCTGCTTCGGATGCCTTCAACCTAATACGATTAGGCGGAGTGCTACGGGAGGCCGGAGCCACCACATTAGCGGGTTTTGTTGCACGGCGCGGAGGTTCTTCCTCGTAAGCCGGTTCTGATACCTTTTTCGAAGGAGTATCATCTTCATCGCTCTGAGTATCATCTTCATAATACTCAGGAAATCTTCGGCGCATTGTAGCGTCTACTCGTTTGTAGTAGTCATCAGACCCCACAAAGTCAGCACCGTGTTCCTTAGCCAGCTTCTGATGCAACCCGAGGGCGGAAGCTGTCATTTCAGGATCAGTGCCAAACCAAGTGTTTTTCTGCATCCAACGCTGATCGCGCTGTGACACATTTGGCTGATTTGTACTACGTTGTGGTATTTGTACATCATTTTCTTCGACTTGTAAAGGCCTCATGTTCTGAACTTTGTCTAAATTCAGTGTTGCCCGTGAAACTTCTGCCTGTGCTTCCACTACAGCATCGGAATCGCCAGCTTCATAAGCCTCTTTATATCGCTTCTTAGCATTCTCAAATTCCATCTCTGCGGATGACTTTGACTGCTCAATGTACGCTCTTGACCCAAGCGACACTTGCTCTTGTAGCTTGCGGTTTTGATCCCACAATTGCTTGGCTAACTTCTCAGCCGCCTCGCGTTCACGCAGTGCTTCTTCTTTAGCACGGCGCTCATCGTGGTATCCACGTGTAAATTTCTTCAGACGCGACTGGACTTTCTCATCATACGAGGCGAGTTCATCTTCAGTGGGGTCTTCGGGTGGTGTGTCATCGGGCTTGCGGCCACGATCTTTTTTAGGAGTGTCGTCTTCAATTTCTACATCAAAGCCATCATCCTCTACTGCTTCGGGTTTACCCTTAGCTTCTTTCTCATCGGGGAACTCAAAGTCGTCGCCCTTAAACTCTGTTTGTGCCATTAGTTACTCCTTATGATGCACGTGAAATACCACGGGGGTCTTCCACAACTGCTTCAACCGAATCATCATTGAGGATGCGGAATTCACGGCCATGGATCTTCAGACGGGTGCCTGAATTTGGGCGGACGATGATGAAATCACCTTCCCTGCAACTCGGCCCACTAGGGAAACGAGCGGTGTCTTTGTAGCAGTCAGGCCCAAGCTTGACGACAAATAGAACGGGAGTGAGTACTTCCTCATAGTGCATAGACTGGCTGGATTTAAGAATCCCTACGTCACTATCTGCATACTCCTGCATAGCTTCAGGCACCACACACAACATGTGAAATGTGCGTGGGTCAGGCAACTGCTTGGCTTTATCTTCGGCGGGTTTGTTAAGAATGCCGGACAAGTCCACAGCAGCGATATCATATTCAGTCATCGGATTTCTCCATTTTTTGCACGAGCTCATTAATAATATTTTCTGTGAGGTTGAGACCTCGGATGACCCCACAGACTTGGCGATACTCTTCTATGCTGTCGGCTCTACCCGCTGCAACATAGGCTTCTCGCTCTTGTTTTAACTTTTCAATTTCTTTGACGACATGCGCCAAAAGTTTGTAGTCGTTCAACGTTACTCCTTCTTAGGTTTTTGAGATGCTCTTTGTGCCATTTGCATGGCCATCTGAGCGCGGTTTTTGGCGATGTCAACGCCAAGTTTTACACCTTCAAGCTGTTGATGCTTTTGAAGTTTGTCTTTTGCAGCGGCTGCGCTTGCACCAACTTGCATAGCCGCGATTTCTTTTTGAGCCGCAATACGTGACTCTTCGATGCGAAGTTGGTCAGCTTTAGCTGCCGCATCAATCTGTTGCTTCTGCACTTTGAGCTGAAGCTCCTGCATCTTGATCTGCAACTCCTGCTGCTGCATCTGCACAATTGGGTCTTGCGCTTGTTGCTGAGCTTGCTGTTGTGCGGCTTGTGCTTGAGCTTGTTGTGTCAGACGAGCAGACGCTTGTGCAGAAAGTTGTGCAACTTGTGCAGCCACTTCTGGAGTCATGTTTTTCTCTTGCTCTTCTGTTGGCAACAGGAGACCAATACTTGCCTCGACTTCTTTGCGATATGCAAACGCCAAGTGCTCGTTGATGTGAGCCATCATTGCAGCCACGATCGCCTGACCTTGTGGTGTGTTCTGAACCAGACCCATAACCTTGGGGTTCTGCAACATGCTTGTGTGCACTGCAATATGAGCTTGGTGATCTTGCTCAAGGAACGCCTTGTTAGGTTTGCCAGTCAGAGCGTTCTGGTTCTCTTGCACTGGATCAACAGGTGTCGCATCGTCCTCAATTGGAATAAGTTTTGCTGCGTTTTTGATGCCCAACACTTCAATCATCTGACGATGCAAGAGTGGCAAGTTGTACAACTGGGGTGCTGTTTGCGCAAGCTGGAGTGCGGCCTGATACTGCACAATCTTCTGCGCCATCGTTGCAGCGTTTGGATCGCTCACAGGAATAACAGCGACCATGTCGTAGTCAGTTTTCTTCGCCTTACGTGAACCTTCAATCGGCTCGTAGTCGTAGTCTTCTGGTGTGTAGTCAGCGATGATCGCCTTGAGTAACTTGAACTCTTGCTTCATGCTGTAGTGCATACGCGCTTGCACAGCACCCATCACTTTTAATGTGCGCTCAAGAATAGCCAACGTTGTGCCCACAGGTGCTTGCGCACTCATGTCACTGACTTTCATGTCTCCTGCGGACGCAAACTGCCTACCCTCTTGCACAATGTTCTGGAACAAAGTGTAGAGAACCTGACTGGGTTCTTTGTACGGCAGAGGCAAGATATTGTCTCTAATTGAACCACTGGGTACGTCGACATCACGAAACTCGCCCGGCTGGATAGGGGTGTCGTCGCCTTTGATCCTGAGTCCTCTTGATTTGAGTCCGCCCGGTAAATTACTGAGCGTACCTGCATCAACAAGCTGCCTGATAAGCATGGTCGCGCTCTTCGCATATCCGCCGATAAGGTGAATGAGACCATATCCATAGAAGCCAAACCCCGGAATATATTGGTAGTGAACAAAGTGCTGGCGCTTGGTGTGGAGTTCATCACCCTCATACCAATTGCGGCGAATGGCAAGAATCTTACTTGTCGCTTTCTCAACAGTTACAACATACGGCAGTGCGATACCTGTCTTCTCGCCCTTCTTGTTCTCGTGCTCGTATCCCTTCAAGTCAAGGTCAACGTGCATCTCAAGCACGCGGAACCTATCATCCTGCAGTGCTGACATGCCCATCTCTTCAGCTTTCTGCTTCTCAATATCATCAAGCTCATGCGTTGGCTCACCTAAGTCTACGTCCATGTAGAACCCAGCTTCTTGCAGCTTAACAATCTCGTTCTCAGTCTTACGCATCACGTGCGTGACCCGCTCGGCACGCTCTAAGTTAGATGCGCCGTATGGCACAACAATATCTTCTGCGGGGATGAACATCGCAACTTGACGTCCAATGCTTGGGTCGTAGTAAACCTTCTTAAACGCACTACCTGCAAGGGGCAAATTCCACAACAGCTTCTCATGCTCTGGGCGATACTCCACCATCACATCAGTCAATTGGTAGTTCATATCCTCTCGCACGCGAGTAGATGCTTCTTCTTTCTCGGGTGTATCTTTACCCAAGATTTGCGTCTTCACGGGGCCAGCAGCGGGGAACGTCTCCATGATTCCCTCTGACTGAAAGCGCACAACTGACTCAGTC